GCATGCGGGGAGGTCGGGCAAGATCACAGTGCGCTTGTTGAAGAACTCAGTCACAAACGCACTGCTCAGCGCGATGTACAACGCTGATACAAGCAGTCCCGCGGCGCACGGACAAAACGTCATCACTATTTCAAACGTGCTCTCGGGGGATGTGCTCTCGGGTCAGGGTTGTGCTTTCTCGCAGCAACCCACGATGACCTATGCCAAGGAGGGTGCGATGGTTGAGTGGGCATTTGATGTGGGGCGTATAGATGAGCATCTTGGCGCGGGTATCGCCGCTTAGGGAGACTGAAACGTGGAAATTGAAGTTAATGGTAACACTTACTTTGTCGGTCAAATGAAAAGTCGTCAACAGCGAAATGTGTTGCGACGAGTGCTTCCGCTGGTTGTCGCCTCTAAACCGCTACTGTCGCAGCTTAGCAAGATGCTCGGCAGCGCGACTGTGAGGGATGCTGAGACGGGCGAACTCGAGATCAGCGATGATGTAGCGTCGAGCGAGGCCGACGACCTCTTCGAGGCGGCTGGGCCGATTGCTAACGCGCTCTCAAATATGGCCGACGAGCAATTTAACTATGTTTGTGATAACTGTCTTGGCGTTGTTAAACGCAAAGTTCCAGGTGGACTGCAAGATATCACAATCAGTTCAGGCGACCTGCGTTTTGAAGATATTAGCCTGCCGCAACAGATGCAGTTGATTTTTGCTGTTTTGCGGGAGAACTTCGGGGATTTTTTCGGAGGGAGCCCTGGGACATTGAACGGCGCTCCCGTCCCGGGGGTAACGTCGAATTAGTCTCAGCGCCAGATGGTGACGATTGGTATTACCGTCCGGTTGAACGAGGATATTGCACGTACACTGAACTCGTTTATGGGCCGATAACATTGCTCGATATCGCTATCATGAATGACCTGATCGATCTAGCAGACGAGAATCGTGCTCGCCTGGAAGAGGCTTCGCGTGTCCGGTAGTTCGGGCTCTGGTAGTAATGTAATCAGAGAGTTTCTCGTCGGTTTAGGCGTCGAGATCAACTCAACAGATATTCGCAAGTTCACGTCATCCGTTGATACGATGACGTATGCGGTTGTTAAATTTGAAACGCGCATGCTGAGCATGGCTTCGCATTTAGCGAGCGCGTTACAGCATGTCGCTGAAGCACTCGAGAATATGCAGTATGTCGCCCTGCGGGCGGGGACAACTGTTGAGAATTTGAAAACGTTGCAATTTGCCATGAGCCAGGTTGGGCTTTCCGCGCAAGATGCCAACGCCGCACTCGAGAGTTTAGCTGGCGCTCTGCGTATCAATCCTGGCAATGAAAGTCTGTTAAAATACTTAGGCGTTGCTACGCGTGATGTTAAAGGTAACATGCGCGATACCGCTGCGGTCATGGGAGACTTTTTAGCGCGTCTCTCCAAGCTGCCGTTTTATGTCGCGGCACAATATGCCGAGATGTTGGGTATTAACGCCAAGACCTTGTTCATGCTCTTGCAAAACAGGCAAGAGTTGGCAAACCAGCAGGAGCGCTATCGAGAGATCATCAAGGCGACGGGCGTTGATCTTAACGCATCGGGACGAGCGAGCGTTGAGTTCATGCGGTCAATTCGTGAAACGACTGCCATCATAGACGCCATGTGGATGAAAGTATCCACGGTGTTGATGAACCAGCTTCGTCCGCAGATCGACGCCTTTAACAAATTCCTACTCGCGCATGCAAAGGAGATCGAAGGGCTTGGGATCAGCATCGGCAAAGCCTTGATTGGAGTTGGTGACAGCTTCGTCAAGATTTTACCCGATATCATGAAACTCGTTGATAAGACTATTGAATGGAAAGGTGTGCTGGGTCTTATTGGTGATATCATCGTTTACCGGATATTTGGTCCAATCGGGCTCGCACTTTGGCTTGCTAAACAACTTTATGATCTGAACAAGAAAAACCAGGAAGAGCGGCATGCGGTTCCAGGCGTTAAGAATCCAACGCCGCAACAAAAGCAAGAGCATGAACGTCGACTTGAGCAAACCGACGAGGAGCGTAAAAAGGCTATTGAAGAACAGATGCGGCAAGACGCTGAGGAGCTTCGAAAGAGGTTCACCACCTTGCCGCCGGGCTACGTTGAGCCGGGTACGGAGAATACAGATATCGCGCCGCGCATCGATCTGGGGCGCATGTTGTTTGAATTGCTGCGCAGAGGCGCCATCGAGCTTAAAGAGCTTCAGGGTATCCCACCACCATATCAACAGCAAAGTGGGTCTGGATTTAATTCGGCATTTGTGCATCCAGCAGCTTATTCTACATTCGACAATGTTAGTCCGCAAGCGCGCTCCGACATGCGCGTCCTCGCTGATCAGTTCTGGGCGGCGTTTCTCATAGCTATGAAAGAAGCGATGGAGGCGTTGAGCATACGGCCCGATGGCAGCACTTCCGGAGGCGGGATGCCAGGTGTTCAGAGTGCGGCGTATTATCCAGGAGGAGCGCCGTCTGGGGACTTGAACAAGCGAGCCTCATGGCTTATGTCGAACCTCATGCGAGACCTCGGTCTTACGCAGGCGCAGGCGGCGGGCGTGGCGTCTAACTTCGCAGCGGAATCGGGTATCAGCAATATCGTCGCTACGGGCGGGGATTATGGTCTCGCACAATGGGTTGGCTCGCGTAAGAAGCAGTTGTTTGCTTGGGCACAAGCTAATCGCTTAGATCCAAGTAACTTGTCCAATCAATATCAATTCTTTCTCAAAGAACTTACAACGCAGTACCCTGGTATCTTGGCTGCATTGCGCGGCGCGTCAACAGCTGAAGGCGCAGCGCAAGCATTCTTCCCTTACGAGAGTGGCGGATCCGCGGCGCTTGAACATCATCGTGCAGACCATGCCGCGCGTGCTGGACAGTTCAATCGTTATTTCATGGGCGGTGCTAACGCGCCCCGTGTTGGAGGAGGTTCCCCAACCTTGAACAATAAAACGGATATCCATGTTAGTGGTAATGATCCTATTGGCACCGCTACTGAGATACAACGTCTGCAGGATCGCATCAACTCATCACTTGTCCGCGACTTTAGAACAGCGGTGATCGGATGAGCGGCATCCTTGATACGCTTGGCGGATTTGTTCAAGGCGGCCTTGGTTCAGCTGCCTTACAGGGTATTGGGCGCTCGCTTGTGCAGGGCATCGCGACGGGCTCAACCCGCCAGATCCTTTGGCCGCTCTCATCTCAACTATCGCAGTTTTCAGGGGCGGCTAACTTACTGGGCCTTGGTTCAGCGTTAAATGCGGTCACTGAGTTTGCTGATAAGTTTGACATTGTTAATGGTGTTGGCGGATATGTCGCGATCCTCGAGGATCATCATGATGAACTAGAGGTGACGAAGCACCCGGTTCAAACAGGGGCGACAATCGCTGATCATGCGTTTAAGTTGCCATCTCGTTTATCAATGCAGATCGGATGGAGCACCAGTTCCACGCTCGCTTCGCGCGCACCCTCGCTCTTGGGCCTAGCGGGTAACGCGATCAATCCCCTCGACATCGCCAGCCTCTTTTCATCAGGTGGTTCAGACTATTTCATACGAGGGATTTATCAACGGTTTCAAACCCTACAAACACAACGAACGCTCGTGACCATTTGGACCGGCAAACGAATTTACAATAACATGATACTAACTTCGCTCGGCGAGCGCACAAGTTCCGCGACTGAACATTGCTTGATCTTGATGTTAACATTTGAAGAGATTATTCTAACAAAGGTTAGTACGACGAGCGTGCCAACCAATCCCAATGCGCAAGCATTGCCGCAGGATACAACGCCGCCTACCGATCAGGGTCCGGTCGCTCCAGCGCCCGCTCCATCGTTTAACCCCGTGGAGGCGCCATTGCCCCCGCCCCCTCCGGCTCCCCCACCTGTACCTCCTGGGGAGACAATTGAAACCCGACGGATCATGTTCCCATGACAACGGTTAACATCATACCATTATTGTCAACCAATCAACGGTTAAGTATAACTTTGTCTGGAGTGCTTTATAACTTAAACGTGTACTGGTGCCGACCAGCCCAAGCTTGGATTCTCGATATGGCGGATGTGAGCGGCGTGCCAATCTTATCGGGCGTGGCGCTTGTTACTGGTTCCGATTTGTTAGCGCAATATAGTTATCTGGGGATCCCTGGGCAACTCCTTGTTCAATCGAGCGAGACAACTTTAGCGATGCCAACTTTCACGAACCTGGGACAACAGAGCAATCTGTATTACCGCACAGGATGAGTGGTCTGGCGAACACGCAATGGCTGCGTAAGGGCTCACTGCTTGTGAGCAAAGCCCCGCCAGTTTCAAGTGATCAAGAGCAACCAGCGCTCGATCTCTCGGAGATGGCGTATACTTTTACAATACGGCAACAGGAAGCGGGTTCGCCTAATAATGCGATTATTCGCGTTTATAATCTGAAAGACGAAACGAGTAAGCAAATTCAAACTGAGTTTACGCGCGTTGTCTTGCAAGTCGGTTATCAGTATACCTCTGTTGGCATCATCTTCGATGGTACGATTGTGCAAACGCGCTCCGGCCGTGAGCGCAATACCGATAGTTACCTCGATATCATGGCGGCTGAGATGCAGCTACCCTATCAGTATGCGGTTGTCAATCAGACGCTCGCCCCCGATGCTTCAGCACCAAAGGATCAGATCGCGGCTATAAACAAGGCGACTGAACCGCTTGGGGTAAAAGTTGAAACGCCGACGGGCATGGCGCAGACAGGCGGTACTTTGCCAAGGGGCAAGGTCCTCTTTGGTATGGCGCTTGCTGACAACCTTGATCGTCTCGCGATAAGCAACGGCTACTCCTGGGTTGTCAATCAGGGCAAGATTCAACTTGTACCTTTAACAGGGTACCTCCCTGGAGAGGCTGTTGTACTCAATGCTGCGACCGGTTTGTTGCACGCTGAGGCGACGCAGGAGGGGGTTAAGGTGACTTGTTTGATCAATCCGAAAATTCATGTGGCTACTCGTATTCAAATCGATAACAAATCGATCAACACAGTAATAAACCGCACCGGACCAGCGCCGCCAAACCCAGCCAATCCCTTCTCCGGCGCGTTTGCCACTGTGACAAATGATGGCTTCTATCGGGTGATCGTGAATGAGTTTGAGGGCAGCAGTCGCGGAGAGAATTGGTACCAAAACTTAACCTGTCTCGCGATTGATACCACATCCTCCCCTGACAAGTCGGTTAAGCTCTATCCTTAATGAGGAGTAAGTGTCATCGATCAGAAAGAAAGATCAGCGGATCATACAGCTGGTTTGAAGCAAGCGCTCGCTGGTTGGCAGCGCGGCATCTGGACAGCTTTACCTGGTATCATAACGGCGTTTAACGAGTCGGATAATACGGTCGACGTGCAGCCAGCTATCAAGGCCACTGTTGTGCAGCTAGACCGCTCTACGGGTGCTCAAAAGCCCGTTGAGACCAATCTACCTTTACTGATCAAGGTGCCGCTGCATCAGATCGGGGGAGGGGGCTTTGTTGTCGATATCAAGCCGGCCGCGGGAGATGAGGTAACCGTCTTGTTCGCGTCGCGTTGTATCGATGGTTGGTGGCAATCTGGTGGTGTGCAAAGCCAGATGGAAAAGCGGACGCATGATCTCTCCGACGGCATAGCGATACCAGGTTTGTTTTCAGCGAATCGGGCTAGTGGCCAAGGACTCATGGGCGGCGGGTTGAAGGTACGCAGCCTCGATGGGCAAACCTCCATTCATCTGGCGGGGGGTGGCGTGATCAATATCACAGCCCCCGGTGGGTTGAACATCCATGCAAATGTCAACATTACGGGTAGCGTGATCAATAACGGACACGCGATTGACAGCACGCATCGCCATAGAGATGTGCAGCCAGGTGGTAGCTTGTCAGGCGTACCACAATGAGGGTGCGAGCGCTCGATAGCGATGGCGACATGACGTTTGGCAGGAATGGCGATAACTTTCTTGTTGACTCGACCAGGGCGGTTGGACAATGCGTTTCAACCCGCTTGCAGTTATGGCAGGGCGAGTGGTTCATTGATCTCACCGAGGGCACGCCCTACATGAGTAAGATATTGGGCACGCATGGTATCAACCAATACGATCAAGCATTGTCGTTACGGATATTGCAAACGCCTGGCGTGATCTCACTTGAATCATATCAATCATTTCTCGATCCCTCTACGCGTTTATTAAGTGTGTCCGCCACTGTGAATACGCTGTTTGGTTTTAACCTGCCGCTTGTCATATCGCTTACACTGCCGGGATGACGTTATGACCGATTATCCACTTCCCACGCTGACTTGTACTATCGATTCAACTGGCATTTCAGCGCCGGCTTTTAACGACATATTGCTGTCTCTGCAAGCGAGCTATCGCGCGATATACGGGCTTGATACCTTGCTAGATCCCGATGAACAAGACATGCAATGG